ATGTTGGAAGTTTTTCTGGAGCAGCTGGCCGACCTTATGTCTCGGGGTTGGGTAAGTATCTTGATTGGGGGCTTGATTGCGTGGGTGGCCTACCTCAAAACTCGCAATCGTAAACAGCTTTCCTGGGGCTTTGGCTGCGATGAATTGCTGGGCCTTGACAAAGCCGCCATTCCGTCTGGGCTGGAGGTTCGATTCGACGACACTCCGATTCCTCGACTTAGCCGCACCGTAATATTCATCTGGAACTCAGCCGAGCAGACCATTCGCGGCGATGACGTGGTTGAACCAATCCGCGTGTCAGTATGCCAAGGCAAAGACAGAGTTCTAAGGGCGTCAGCACTGCGAGTGTCGCGCGACGTCTGTAACGTTAGCGCCGAAGTATCCGCTCCGGATCGCAACGAAGTTCTTGTTAAATTTTCGTATCTCGACCGGCGAGACGGTGCGGTCATCGAAATCTTGCACACCGGTGAGGCTCACGCCCCCACGATTCTCGGCACCATTATCGGAATTCCTGGGGGACTAAGTCGCGTGGGCTCAATCAGTGCAACTCCACCGGCCAATGAAGGCATCTTTGAACGCGTTACCAGGCTTAGGCTTCCGTACTACTTGACGATGCTGGCCGGTTTGGCATTCATAGCTGTCGAGCTGTACTTATCGTGGCAATGGCGCCAATCTGGCCTAGATGTACCACGGAAGATTGCCGGCAACGGGACTATGATCATTGGGATAGTCTATTTAGTCATCGGCGCGCTTGGCTTATTTTTCAAACGGCGCCGCCAGCCGAAGAGCTTGCTGATTCGTTAGTAAACAGCGAGTGTCCTGTTTGCCGCCTCTCTAAGTTAGATCGTCATGTGCAGTCACTATCAGACTTTGAAAGACGCCGAACTGCTGCTCAAGAAGTTCGGAGTGACACGGCCGGGCGTCCTCGGCAAGTACGACATGTGGCCGCGGTATCAAGGCATCTTCATCCGCCGACCGCCGGAGCATGACGCCGGCGACGAGGCGGTGCCGGACATTGAAGCCGTGACCGGCCGATGGGGCCTTATTTCCGGATCAACCCGGCCGGAAGCACTCGCCGGCGCGGAGAAGCTGTCGACCTTCAACGCGCGCGATGACCGGGTGGCCAACGCCTTCACCTTCCGCAACGCCTGGCGCCGAGCGCAGCACTGCATCATCCCTGCGGACGCGATCTTCGAGCCCGACTGGCGATCCGGCAAGGCGGTGGCCACGCGATTCACCCGGGCCGACGGCGGACCGCTTGGCGTCGCAGGCCTCTGGGACCGCTACCGCGACGCCGCCGGCCAGTGGCAGGAGAGCTACACCATGCTCACCATCAACGCCGACCAGGATCCGCTGTTCCGCGACTACCACCAACCCAACAAAGAAAAACGCATGGTGGTGATCCTTCCCGAGGGCGCGTACGTTGACTGGCTGACCGCCGACGCCGATCAAAGCCGCGACTTCCTCGTATCCTTCCCCTCCGAAAAGCTGGTCGCCACGCCGATGACCTGACCCCGTTTCTGCTGCCATATACTGTATATCCATACAGCTTTAGCGCCGCAGAATCATGCTTTGCTCCGTCGTCCGCACCCACTACCTCGGCCAGAAGCGCCGGGACAATGACCCCGCGCCGGCCGTTACTGGCACCGTGCGGATGTATTCGATCACGCGCCAAGACATGCGTCGTCAGGTGCGCATCATGACGATGGACGGCCTGGCCAAGTTCGGCGCGACCGCCAAGGGGCCGATTCCTGACCTGCTCGAACCGGAGCTGCTCACCTTCTGTTCTGACAGGGGGATGATGGTCTGCGGCTTCGAAGAGATCGACGGCCGGCGCTACTACCAGGGGTGGTGGATGCAGTGGAACGCGTGAAACTGCGGAATGGCTAACTCGCGATTTGGGGAGAGATTGCCGGCGGATGGGCAGCACACCGCTGGCACAGCCTGTAATCAAGCTGATCCCCCTTCCAATCAGGCTGATCGGGCGCAGGATCATGAAAGTACTTCGCGGCGGTAAACAGGTGCTCCAGGACCTTGTTGTACTTCAACACGTCTTCCGAGCTCTGCAGGGCGTCGTTCTTCGGCCTCACGACGCCAAAGTCGATACAAACGTGTTCGGGATAGTCGCCCTCAACGATTGAGATGGTCGCTTCTCCACACCGCACACACCCCGCCCTGAGCGTAATTAGTCCGCAGTACACGCGGCCGCCTCTTGGATTGGCCACATGCTCGCGCGCGATCTCTTTGCAGCGATCGGCGGTGCACCCCGTCGCACGTATTACTGACAGCGTCGATCTGTCGCTCGGAAGATGAAACGCCTGTCGCACGAGCCTCCGCTTTCTGAGGTCGTAGTGAAAACGTTCCAGCCCTCCTCGCACAATCAATTCTGAGTCCTGAACTGCTTCCTCAAAAGTCGACATGTAAAGTTCCAATCAACTGCGGTATCGCCAGAAGCTCCCGCTGACTCTGTAGTAATCGGAGGACGGGAGGCATCCCACTCTCAAAGCCTCCCTCTAACAAATCGACGCTGCCCACCTCAGCGTACGGCTCGCTAAACCTCGTTGCGATATAAAAATTAAAAACGGTGCGTCCAATTTCGATATAGGCACGTGCTGCGTCCGATTCCCACTCGAACATGACCGTACCCGCCGGATGCGCGGACACCTCAGGCGGAACCAACTCCAATGCCTTCAGCAGTCCCAGCGCGCGCCCCAAGATATCGCGCGTAGGCGCCGATGCCCCCATTCCGTCCCAGTCGTCTTTGAGAGTAGCCAAGTCCATCAGGTCCCGCATGGCCGAATCAAGCGTCGCTGTAAGGGCGAACTGCGGCTCGCGATGTGTCCACCGGGACGAATCAGTCTCAGACCACAACCAGTCCTCATAGTGTGGACGGTCGCCTCTTAGATCGCTCCACTCAATGGATGCCAAGTTAGACCCGACGACGCCGGGCCAGCGCTCCGGCTCATCCGGCATTACGACTTCTATACCGTCCAAGTTGAGAATCAGATAAGCGGGATCCATTCCTCACTCCGGTTTCATAATCGGGACCAATTTCTCCGTCATTCCAATGAAGATGTCGTGCAAAACTTGTCTTGCCTTTCGAAGCGCGCGAACCGCACCATCTGCGTCGGCACCGTGTGGGCAGGGAACCACGGTCGCCATGTCCAGCACCACAGCAGGCGCTTTATTGACGAGACCGTGGGCCAACGTCAGTGACAGCATCCCGCCATCGATTGGCCCTTGAAACTGAAGCTTTGGCATTAGCCCTGCGGGATCAGTGCACACGGAACTCAAAGACTTCGGCAGTTCGATCTTGCAACCCAGCACCTCGGAAATGAACTCCATGGGAGCTCTTCCTTCCGTCATTTCTTCACCGAAGGCGTCGATGTATCGTACGACCACAGCATCGAACACCGGCTCACTGCGCCCCACCGCTGCGAAGGCCTGGGCCAACATTGTTATTGCTTGAACAACGCGAGGTTCGAACGCCTGCCAGCTTTTGTAGGGTTGGCTGGCGTTAATGGTTAAAACCCCGCTTCCAATCTGAAAAACGACCGACTTCGCGTCATCATCCAGGGACTTGTATCTATAGACAGTTTGAGAAGGATTCGCTGGAACACCCACAGGCAACAAACGCTCTACGCGCGTGTAGCCGCAGCTGGCAGCAGCGATTCCGAAATGATTAAACAGGTCTTCACTCTCGAAATGCGCCTTTGCCTCGTCTTGAGTCATACCGGCCCAATGCGTGCCCTGCGGGCGCGAGCCGCCCCAACGCAGCTCAGCGGTCAATTCAACAAGCGGGGGATTTTTGAAAGTGCGAGACATGGTCAGTTGGCCAAAAGTAACAGTCGCTGTAAGCGCATGTAAACAATAACAGATTTATCGTTCGAGCATTTCCGTCAGATCATGCCGCGAACTTTAGCGATAGACAATCATCTTTCATCCGTTTATGCCTAACAATTTGGCTTGGTCCGCAGGGATGGAGAGAAGAATTGACCGTGAGCACTTGACGTAAGCCATGAAGCCGCGAACGCGCATACGAAGCAACACATGGTACCCGAGGTCAGAAGTGCAGGCTCAGCGTGCGCGCTGCTGACAGGCGGCCAGTTGCGCAGTCACTCGCTGGATTCCAGCCCGGAGGGCGAAATAATCCGATCGAGTAGCAGCATCAAGTTCGGGGCGGGTTCCATGACCCACGCGGGCGGCGCTGCCGGCTTCGGACACTCCACGGCTGGCGGCAGTGCAGGTGGCAGCGACGTGCAGCCGCTGGCGGCCAGCATCGACATCAGCCCGCAGGCTTTCATTTTGAGTTTGCGCACTACGAATTCCTCCATAGGCCGCCCATTCGGCCTTTGCGTTCCGTTCGTTGATCTCGCTGACTTCGGCATACCGGCGCTGCAGGATCTCCCGCGCGTGCCGCTGGGATTCGGCCACACGGTCGGCCTGGTCGGCGCGCATTCCTGCAATCTGTGCGCCGTAACGCCAACCCTGCACTGTCCACGCTGCGGCGCCGGCCAGCAGCACGCCCGCGAGTGCCGCCGCGACGTACCCCTTCCAGCCAGTCAGTTTTGCAAGCAGACCCATGTGTTGGCCTCCCTCCGCGTCACCAAGCCCGGCAACGTCACCATCACGCCGTTCTGCCGACCCTTGATCCACCGGTTAAGCTCCGCGCACCCACCGACGTAATCGCGCGCGTTGAACTTGCGCCGCATGGTCGAGGAGGCGAGGTTGCCGGCGCCCAAGTTGTAGGTGAAGTCGATCAACGCAGCGCGCTGCCAGTCGTTCAGCGGCACCGTGATCAGGCGGCGCACAGCGGCGTCCGCCTTGGCCAGGTCAGCATCGCGCCAGGCGTCGCACTCTGCATCCGTATAGATCTGCTTCGGGTCGATGTCGGGCCCTGTATGACCATCGCAGACGGTCAGCACACCGACGGGGTCGATGTAGGGTTTGCCGCGCACCTTGCCCGGCTCGAAGTGCGTGACCAGCACGCCCGCGATGGCGATCGCGCCGGCGCTGCCCGCCGCCAGCAGCTTCCGCTTCAGGCTTCCCAAAATCATTTGATTCCCCTCCATGCCGAGTAGGCGGTGATGATTGCCGTGCCCAAACCCACGATGTAGGCCAAGGGCTTTGCCACTCTGCCGAGTCCCTGCAGCACCTTGAACCCACCAGACAGCGCCTGGAACGTGTCAACGATGTCCTGCGTGTTCTGCCGGATTGTCTCGATCGAGGATGTGTTCCGGGCGGTTGCTTCAGCATTGCTTGCCATGTCCTGCTCCATCTGCACGACGCGAGCGTGCAGCGACTTTATGAAGGCGTCCGACAGATGTTCGTCAGCCATGGGAATTCCTTTGAAGCGACAACATCGCGTCCCCTATAGACGAAAAAAAAGCCCGCACGTGGCGGGCGAACCGTGAAGGCTACTGAGAGCTGCTACTGCCACCCCGTAACGTCAATCACTGCAATATCGTTTTCTTCCGCTTCGCTCAGGAACCGTGTGGCAAACAGCGGCGCCCATCCAAAAAGCGAAGCAACCGAATCTTGAATCTTGGAATAGATCCCCGTGCTGCGTGCGGCGTAGTTCTCGCCCCACAGCACGGAACTCCAGCCGCCGCCGGGAACCGGATAGCATTGATATCCGCGACGATTGAAGGATGGGCAGTAGGCCCACTTTCGCGCCGGCAAGCCCCCGACCTCCATCCCGTCTATGTAGCCGCTTCCCGTGCCGTCAGCAGCCCAGTACCTGGGGATGCGCAGGTTTGTGAACACGTTCATGGGGCGCGCCGTGCTCATGAAAATGTGCCGGCCATTCGCCGCCCAGATGTCCATAGGCCCGCCGGTGATCCATGGCCAGTCGAAAATGTAGTATTCGACGGCCACCCCAGTGAACGTCACAGTAAAAGTCCCGTTCCCGTTGTTCACCAGACTGCGCATCGTGGCGAACCCGCCTCCGGTCGGCACGAAGAAAACCACGGGACGGACAGCGGCAAACGCGAAAGCGCCGCTGGCCGTACCCATGTACCGCAGGAACATATTGACGTTCCGACTATCGCAGATCAGGTTGCCGGCCGTGTCCCACAGTTCAAACGCGGCGTCTGCCATTACTTCACTCCCCACAGAACAAGCATGTTTGCCCGCGTAGTGTTAGGGGCGTCGATGTAGGACCAAGAGATAACGGAGCCATTCCGCCGGACGGTTGGGTAATTCGTTCCGCCGTCCGCCGCTGTCACCAGAAACCAGGAGTTTGCAGTGTCAGCGAGCTGCGGAATGCTCACGCTGCCCCCGGCGGTGCCGGTGAAAAACTCGCCAAGCTGGCGCGCTATGCGCATCCCTGCGCTGAACAGCAGCACGCCAGTCGGGGACCACAGCTCAAGAGGCATCACTGCCATATCAACCTCCGAACCGGGCGCCCAGCACACCGTTGGGGTAGTAGTACCGCATTCCCCTGTTTGTGATCTCCGTCCGCGAGCCATCCGCCTCGGTGCCGTTAAACGACATCAGGCCGGACCGCATATTGAGGTTAAACACGGGCACACCGTTAGGATTGAGCGCATCCGAGCTGAGGTTGTCCTTGAGGTTGAGGGCTCCAATGGTGGCGCGGCCGATGATCGCCTCGTTCATGAACACCTGCCCGCCCTGCACCACAAAAGGCGCTTTCACGGAGCCGGTGGATTCGTCCAGGATCGCCACGCGCGCCGCAGCCAGCAGAATCTGCGACGTGATGACGCCCTGGTTGTTCTCGACGCCCACGCCGATGCCGGCGAGGTACGGCACACCGCCCACCGTGAGCTGGGTTTTGATGGTGTACATGGCCGCCAGGGAATTTACGATGGCGTCGATCTGCACCTGAGCATCGCCGGCTTCGTCAATCCGATCCAGCAGCGCCTGGGCGAGCTGGGTTTCGGTGATCTGGCCGGTGAGATACTCCAGGATCTCGTCTGCGCTATTGCTGGACGTGCCAATGACGCCCGGATTGCCGATGGGGAAAAAGTCCCCTGGGATGCCGGTGCGATCCACCAGCCTGGCCCAAAAATACAGGCGCTTGCCAGCGGACAGCCCCATCAGGTCATGGGTGTTTTGCGGGAACGCGAATTCGCCCATCTTGATCGCGCTGGCCTGGTTCTGCGATTCCGAATACCAGATTTCCGTCCGCTCGATAATGTAGTTGCCGGCTGGAAAACCCCAATTGAGCCGGATGCCGAACACCATCCCTTGAGCGGTCAGGTGCGTCACCTGGGGCGGAGGCAGGACGTTGCCCTCCAAGTCGGTCGACGCCGACATTCCCCATGCCGAAGGGATGTTCGCAGCGTTGATCGCGCGCACCCGCGCCAAGTATCGGCCGGTGCTGATGCCCCGGATCTCGACGGACGCGGACGCCGTGCGCCCCGCCTCAATCCAGTCCGAACTGTTACGCCGCCACTGGACTTGATACTCCACCGCGTCCTGCACCTTGTCCCATGTGATTAGGGCATTGTGGGTTGCTATTGTCTGATCCAGAGTCGAATAGGATGACAACGCCACGTTTTGCGGCGCCGGCATGACCATGGGCGGTATGACCGTGATCGGCGGATTCTCCAGCCGTGTGCCATAGTCCACGGCGTCGTACTTGCCCGGGACGTGTTGCACGGCCGTGATCGTGGCATTGAGGACGTTTTCCCGCGTGATGCTCACGACGCGGTAAAGCTGGGTGGAAAGCTCCTCGGACTCGATAGTCCACACTGCCTCAGCTTCCGGGATCTCGGTAAAGGGCTGGGTGACTGTGATTTCCAGGGTTGCGCCCTGGATCCCGATCATATCCGCGGTGATCTCGGTACTATCAGCAGTCCATATCGTCTGGTCTGCCGTAATCATTGTGCCCACCGCGCCCTGGATGATTCTGGTTTGCGTGAGACCGTTGGGCATGTTCAGGATCAGGCGATCTCCGGACCGCACGCCCACGGCCAAATCCACCACGATAGTTGTGGCAGTTGCAGAATGAATCCGACCGCCGATACGGCGCCCGGCGCGGTTCTTGTCCGCGATGCGGATGACGGAGCCAGGTTTCACAACGGCCTGCTCCAGGCCCACGCCGAACGTCACTCCCTGCGTTTCGCGCTGCGACGAGACGAGAGCCCACTTTCCGGCGCGCACGGCTTGGCCGCGGGACGTGCAGCCGAACGCCGTCATCTGGTACATGCGAACGCCATAGCGGGAAATTGCATCCCGGTCTTCTACGGCCTCCATCTTGGCGATGCCCTGATTGCTGCTGTCGTTCCAGGACACCTGCACCACCGTGTACCGGGTTCGGCGCGGGCTGCCGGCGTAGCCGAAACGACCATCCAGCACATTCGCATTGGTGAAGTTGTAGACGGGGTCCGAAGGAATGTCGGCGGACGCGGCAATGGAGCCATTCATCTCGTAGACGATTCCGCGGAACACGCTGGCCAGATCCGACATTACGCGGTAGGCGTCCGCCGCCTGCTGGATGTACACGTTGCAGGTAAACCGAGGCTCCATGCCACCGAAGCCGTCGGGCACCTGCTCATCGCAATACTGGGAGACAGGGTAGAGCTGCCATTTGGCCATGGACAGCCGCACTGGATCCAAGAACGCCCCGGCGCCATAGCGCTGATTCGTCACCATGTCATACCAGATCCACACGGGGTTATTGGTCCACGCCTGCTTAAACGTCCCATCCCAGACGCCGGTATAGGTCCGCGTCTCCGGATCGTAGTTGCTGGGCACTGCTATGATTCGGCCGCGGAACCGGTACGCGCGTGTGGGAATCGCCGAAAACTGGCTGGCATCAATTTGGATGCCGACCGCGGCGGACATCGGCATGCGCAGCTTCGCATCCAGCACGTTGGTGATGGATTGGACCCAGGTAGCGTTTGTTAGGGTATCCGTGGTGGAGTCGATGGAGAGCCGACGCACGCGAACAACCCACCCTGTCTGCGCGCCCTGCGGCAAGTCAATACGGTGGGTCCGCGCGTAGGTCTGCGTCGTCTTTCCGTCGAAGGCCGACACCAGAACCTCCTGGAACGGCCCACCATCGGTCTGCAGATCAACGGCATAGTCCACGCGAGCCCCGCCGCGGTCCCCATTGCCGGTGTCCACCTGGAGGAGCCCCCTCACCTCCAGCGTGATGCGGATGGCCGACAGCGTGCGATCCGTGACCGTCTGAACCCAGGGGACGCCATATTTCAGTTCGACGCCCAGGCCGGTAGTGCTTTCTGCGGCCGGGAAACCTTGGATATAGTCCTGGGCCTGCGTGCCGTTTCGAAAATCCACGCGGACGCCCTGGAAGTTGAGCGAACCGTCTTCGTTCTCTATGGGCGTTCCATCCAGGTAGATACTGCGCAGGATGGCGTTCAGACCCGTCACAGGGCCCACGATGGGCCCCTCGCTGATCAGGTCCAGGACCTTGGCGTAAGAGATGCTGTGCAGGCTGTCAGGAGCCTCCACGGGCGAGCGAGCACCGCCCCCGCCTTTGCCCCCCTTGCGGCCCACAATCGTGATCCCGCCTTGGCGCGCAATGTGGCGCATGGGCCCATCAATAGAAAACCCGCCGGCTTCGGCGGGTGAAAGTAGACGTTGCATTGTTGCCTCTACGCTTGGTCTTCGGCATAGATGCCGGCGGAAACGACCGCGCTCCCCGCCCAGCATTCACCGTAATGGAGAGGTACGCAGTTCCCTTGCGCGGTGGTGTTGACCGCGCCATTGAAGTTGTAGGACGCGCCGTTGTTGGGACTATCCTTGGTCGAAAGCCCGGTCTGCGTGGGGCTCAACATCTGGATGGCCCCACCCAACCCGATGACGGCGCCCATTTTCATGAGTGAAGTCCCGAACGCGGCCATCGTGCCGGAGCTAAGCACGTTGATCACCGCTCCCACGGCCACCATTGCCGCGCCCAAGATCGTCTGGAACACGCCCCCTCGCTTCGCTCCCTGAATGACAGGCGCGAATCGGATTTCTTCACCCTCGGCGGGCGCGTGCTGCAGATCCTGTTCCGCGATGTTGCGCCGGCCCAGAAACACCGCATATCGAACGCCGCGACTGCCGGAGGAAATCATCTCCTTTTCGAAGCCCGGAAGGATTGCGCAGAGAGCCTGTACAGCCTCGGCCGCGCTCCGCACAGCCATTCGGTGGACGCGGCCGAATCGCGTGCCCAGCAGGCCGTACAGCCGGACTGTGCGGAGCTGGTTATCCATTCGACGCCTCCCGATGTCGCAACACCAGGCGCGTGATCTCCTGCCAGTAGCCGCCATACACCTCGCGAGCGGACAGCCTGCCGTACAGGTGATGGAGCATGGTCCCCTGCATGGGGAACAGATCCGGGCGCTCGGAGAGTCTGCCATCGCCCAGGTACACAGCGCCGTGATTGGTGCGCTTGGCCAGGTGATTCATGAGGATCACATCTCCGCGTTGAATAGTTTCGCTGGCGGCAAGCGGCCGGAACCCGGCTGCGGCGAAGTTGTCCAGATAGACCTCCTCCTCGCCCTCCCACCAGCCGTCGACGCGAGGGAAATCGGGAATGAAGATTCCCATCTCGCGCGCTTGAAAGTCACGGATCACGCTGTAGCAGTCCAGGACGCCGTGATGGAATGTGCGCCCCAGCAGCGGCGCCTGATAACCCGTGGGGGAAAACGCCTCGATGGCGAGTGCTTGGGGCGCGTCCTGACCAATGTCCTTGCGCACCTCGACGATGTACCAGGGCATCGCCCCTACCCGCTCGGCCATGGCCTCGCAGGCCACCAGATCCGCCTCCGATGGCGAGGCCGTGTTATCCGGGTGCGAATGCACAAAGGCCACCACCGCGCCCATATCCTCAGCCGCTGCCCAATCGTCCGGGCGCGTTACGAAGCCGGCATCCGGCGCATCGGCCACGTTCTGGCCGCGCACATAGATTTCGCGGCCGTCCGAATGGGACACGACGAAGCCTACACATTCCGCGGGATACACCTCCTCGGCGTGACGGCGCATGGCTGCGAATGTTGCTTTCTTCATGCTATCGAACCCGATCAGCAGCGGGGAACCCGCCAAAGTTGATGACAGCCGCCACCGGTTCCACGCCCTGCTCTGCTCCGAAGCGAAGCTGACACGAACGCACCAGACCGGGGCAGTTGTCCTGGTCAGGGCTGGACACGGGCCGGTCCTGGCCATCGAAATATGCGGACCCCGTGTACTGGCAGTACGGGCCGCGATAGCCACCTATCCATTTCCACGGGCAGATGGTCGCCACGATCTGGCGCCCTGGTAGCTGGCGCCCATCGAACGCCAGGCCCGTCGCAAGCTCGAACTCAACCACCTCGGGCGTTTCGTTCAGCTTCTGTTCGACCAGCCAAACCTCAAGCGGCAACTCCTCGCCGGGGTCATAGTTAGGGTTGCCGTCCGGAAAGTTCGCGGGGTCAAGATACTTGGCAAGCGTCTCGCGCACGGTCAACACGCAGCCCACAAGATCGTCCATGGCGATGCACAGCGAGGAGATCACGCCGGCGATCGGCTCGCCGTTCTCATCCTCACCGATGTTGCCGACGGAGAGGGTTGGCGACGGCTGGGACGCTTCGCCCGTACGCTGAAAATCGCGGGCTTCCAACGCCCAGGGCGTGTACTCCTGTCCCTTCCAAAAGATCGGGCCGCTTTGGTTGTAGTTGTGAAAGCGAAGGACCGGCCCGCCCTGGTTGCTGGTGTCCAGCTCAAACAGGCGCACCGCATCCCCCGGCTCCAGTTTCTGGATGTCGGTGATGATGCTCACGAGAGGATTTCCTACAGATGGTTGCCCGGTCAGGCCTTGATGCTGCCGGCGAGAATGAACAGCGCGTCCAGGTCCGCCGACGTGAGGCGGAGACTGTCCGCCACCGCCTGGAGCATTTCGCTGTCGCGGTGGAACTCTTGAAGATCGTCCCAGGCGCGCCGGTACATCGCGGGCGTTTCCGGGCGAGAAAGCACTCCATCCGCCGCCTCGAAAAGCGATCCACCTCCGTGTGGCGTCTGCCACATGGCCTCCCGCCCTTGAAAGCGGCTAACCACCTGCGGGATGTACGGCGCGGGCGGCTCCGGCGGCGGTAGTTCTGCTGCAACGAGGGTCGCTGGCACGTCTAACGCCGCACCGTACGCGGTACTGAACACCAGCGCGCCGCCGGACTCGGCAACCAGAACATCGTCATCAAATTGCCAGTATTGGCCGGTTTGAGTGTCTTTGAAGGTTTGCATCAGCGGTACTCCACCCAAGAGGAAATCGTGGCACCCGACGCAGCGCAAAGGTAGGTAGCACCTGCCGGGACCGAGAGGGTCAAGCCAATCGCGGCGCCTATAGTGGGATAAGTAGACATGCCCGCGAACGCGCCGCCGACGTTGGCAGCGAGATTGCCGGACGCGGCGGTCACGTCTGCGCGAACAAACGCGATGATGGGCCGCCCCGTCGAATTGGTGTAGCTGACACCAGAAGCGCGCGACGCGAGAACGTTTTGCATGGTCTGACCCACGCCAAGGGTTTGCGCCATCTGACCCGTGAGCGTCGTAATCTGACCCGTCATTGTCGTGATGTCCGCTTGTCGCGCTATTTCTTGCCATAGCCCCCAAGTTCCCGCCGCGCCAAAGCGAACGCGGACGAATCGGCGGATCACACCACCGGTGCCGTTGCGCGTCGTGTAAGTCTGCGTGATTTGCAGGTTTCCAGCGCCGGCGGCTTCCACCTGCAACGTCCCAGCCAGGACCACCGGCCAGTTGAGCGCGGCGGTGGCCTGCGCGTCCGAATTGACGTAGTAGAAGCCCGGGAAGACCGCAGTATTAGCGTCGGTGCCCGCGTTCAGAACACCCGAAAAGGCGTGAGGTTGCACCAGTCGCCCGTTGCCGTCCAGCGTCGCTACACCGTTGAGCACACCCAGCAGCGACGATGCAACCGTTCCGGCAACGTCTGCAGCCTCGCGCCAAACGGACCAATTGCTGCTAACCAGTGAACGCCAAAACATCCTATTGGAGTTTGCCGCCAGATAGACCTGCGTGCATCCGTTGGCCACGGCCCCACCTGGATATCCGCCCGAATAAACAAGCAGATTCCCAGATTGTGCGATAGGAAAATTCGCACCTGCCGCAGCCACAGCACTGGATCCTACTTGCCATTGCCCGCGCTGCGTGTAGGTGTTCAGATCCTGCGGGGGGCTCGCAGGCATGGAACCCTGAAAAGAAAAGGCTGTAGTCGTATCAACGGTTTCTTTCCAGGCGCTCCAGCTGGATGCGCCGGTTTTGATGCGCCAGAAGATTTGATACGGCGACGTGCGGGTGCTGAACTGCTGGAGCGTGGCCGTGCCGAACGTAAGCACCTCAAGAAAGCCCGTAACGCCGGCGACCGGGTAGTTATTGCCCAGCGTGGCCGCCGCCACCGCGCCTTGGTAGAACGGCCCCGATGCGGTGTAGGTGTTCAAATCATGGGTGGTTGTCGGCAGCAACTGAGCATTCGGAATCTGGCCGGGAACCTGCCGTCCGTCAGAGCCCAGCGTGGCGATGCCGAGAGCAGCGCCCAGCGCGTTGGCGATGCTGTCCATGTTCTTGTTGTGCTTGGCGAACGCATCGCGGGCCGGATCTCCGGTTCCGTCGTTTGGCGCTGCGCCAATATTGATTTTCACGAGCGAATCCACGATTCCCCCTACGGTTTAAATACTTGCTGGAAGGTGGCGGACACTCTGTAAACATCCCCTCCGATGTGAGCAAGGCTGAAGCTCGGGGCCTCATACAGCCCTTCCTCCCCCAGCGGCGGAGTCCAGAAGAAGGACCGGACACCGGCATGCCGACGCAAAAACGCGGCCACGGCTTGCATTTCCTGCTTGCTTCCTGCGAACGTGAGCGGCCAGGACTGGACCTCGGCGTTGATGCCATCACCCACCACCTGGCGATAGCCGTCTCCGAACTGCGCGGTCAGCCGTCTGAATGTGACGCTGCCGGTAGGCTCGCCCGTGGCCCGCCATGTAAATCGTTCAGTCATTAGGACCTCCCATTCCTTGCATTCCAAGCCGCACCGCCCTGCCGATGTGAGCGGTCCACGACACGCTGCGCGACCACTTCCATCTGCCTGAGCATTTCGCGCCCGAGGGCATCGTCCTGGCCGGACTCGCGTGACTCGCGCCCGCCGTCGCT